AAAGTGAATATTCTTTCTTCCAAATTGCTTCTAGAGCATCGTCATCATCAAGAAGTGCTTCAGGAGAATCAAACTCAGACTTATCGTAGTTCCAGTATCCTTCTACCTTACGAATCTTGAGACGGAAATTAGCACCTTGCCAGAAGTCAAAAGGATTGATGGGTGCTTCATCTTCAAATTCTGGTTGCATTGCATTCAGAATCTTATCAAAGATCTTCTTACCAAACTTGAAGAGGAATACCTTACCTTCGTTTTCTGGATTTGCAGGATCCTTGATCACATAGATGTTAGAATAATATGACAGTTTACGCTTACGTTGACGAACAATATCCTTATCTCGGTCGTTTCCACTGTTCCATAGTTCACTGTTAGAAGCACATACAGGGCACTTCTGACCTAAAGTAGTGAGGCAGTTGTCAATCAACCAACCTCCAGTTCCTTGGAACGCATGATTATACATTTTTACCCAAGGGAGATCTTCACCTTCTGGAGCAGGAAGAAAACGAATAATTGCAGAACCTACGTCTCCTTTACCCATAGTAGGTTTCCAGAATCGTTCATCTACTCCACCAGAACCAGTGTTCATCTTTTCTACTTCTTTTACCAGTTTATCGGTAAGAGAACCAAGTTTTGATTGTTTTTTTAGAGATTCAAATGACATGTTAGTTAAATGCGGATTTGGCCTTTATGACTTTGCTTAAGGGATCGTCCAGCCCAGAAATAATATAGCAGGTCTAGATCTGTTTGTCAATCTGCTTTTTCATTACCTCAATCATCTGGGACATATTATCAAATACAATATTCATATCCATATTTGGGGGCATTCCTAAAATAGAAGCAGCATCAATTATTTTCTCCTTCATTTCAACTGCTTCAGGATCATCAGATAAACTTAATCTAGTATAAAGAACTTTTTGTTTTTCTAAAAGTTTTTCAAGCAAAGCAATGTGAAATTTTTTTTCTTCAAGATCCATTGATGAAAAACTAAAAATATTTCTATAAATGTCATCTTGGAGCATAGAAATTTCTGTCATTTCTGCTCTGACTATATCTGAATTAAAAAAACTCACAACACCTCCTCCTTTAGAATTTGCTTAAATTTATTGTTATCAATATGTAGGAAAGGTGAATACTTTTCAATTCTCATTGATATGAATTCCCACACAGGATCTTTTAACTTTTTATCAAAATGAGATTTATAATTAAGAATATTATTCAGAATTATCATTGTTTCTAATGATAATTTTTTTTGTAAAAACTCTTTTAAAATTTTAGGATGTTTATTACTTTTTACTTCAAACATCTCATCAAAATTTTGTGAATTTAAGATACTCACTTCCTCTTTAAATTTATATGAAAGTGATTGGATTTTGCGTATCCAATTTTTATAGTTCTCTTCACCTTCTTTAATAATTTCTCCAATCCATAGTGATTGAGGATCATCACAAGAGACAAAGTTTGATATAAAAAAGTTAATTATTTCTTCGTCATTTTTTTGACGAGACATCTTCTCAAAGTAAAATCTATCTTTCCTTTTATAAAAAGATTGAATGTTTGCTTTTACTTTTCCGTTATAAGTAAAGTAATTATATTTTTTATCCGTAAAATGATTTTTTAATGAAAGATAGGTTGTATATGCTTGATATGGTTCCAATTTCAAAATACTAGTCGTGCTCTAGAAGTTTTTTTGAGAAAATTGAGTTCCATTGCTTCAAATTTAATTTTCTCTTTTAGAGGTTTAGATAGAAGTTTAGGAACTGATTCTAAATCAATTTTATTGATTTCGCAAAAAGTAATTATAGCATCAATGTAAGACAACTCTTCCTGCTTAACAAGTTTCTCAATTTCTTGAGCAAACCTTGAAGGGCAGAAAAACTTTTCTTCTAATACTTTTTCTAATTCTTCGTTGATGTCAGAATTCATTAATTGAATGAGAGTAAGAGACACAATAATTAAGTTTCAACAATTGTCATAATCATAACCGTTATCCTTTTGAATGTCAAGAAATTTCTTTTATTTTATCGTTTACAAATTTTTTAATATACTGAACTACAAGTTTCATATATTTCTTTAGATCTCGTTCTTCATAAACAACACATTCACCATTTTCACAAGTCATAATAATTACAAGTTTCTTAATTTGAATGCCAGTCATTTCATAAAGAGCCATTCCATAAAACATTGCTTGAACAAAATATCCTTCAATCCATTCTCTGGGTTTTGGTTCCTTTGAAGTTTTATAGTCTATGACTGAAAGTTCTTGATCAAAATCTGCAATAGTATCTACAGATCCTGCAACTCCTAAAATTTCACTATACAGTGAACTTTCTAGGCAATGAATATTATTTATGCGGTTAAGAGTTGACTTCGCAATTTTAAACAGATGCTCAGAAATTGGTTGAACTTCTGGAAGTTCTTGATTTAGCAAATAGTTTTCAATGAGTGTATGTGTATCAGTTCCACGACTAGTTGCTTTTCTTGTAATTCGATTTGCTTCCTCTTCACCAACCTTTTCACGCCACTTAGAAAATTTTTCTTTATTATAATGACTAATAACGGAGGTAATAGAAACTAGTTTCTTATTCTCTCCGTTAATAGTATAATAACGAACTCCATCTATTGTTTCCCTTTTAAGATCAGGAAGATTCAAATCAATATGTGTAAACATTTATATAGTAATATTTAAGGTGTGCTTTGCAATAAGATACTCTTTGACCAATCCACTACGGCATACATCTTCAATACCAAATTCAATAAAATCAAATGATGGCATTATTTGAAGAATCTTTATAAAGTCATGAATTCCATTCCTTTCATTCTGACGAACTAAATCACTTTGAGAAGCATCCCCGCAGAACATAATTTTACAGTTTTCACCAACACGAGTAATGATTGAATCTTGCTCATGTCCATTCATATTTTGAAATTCATCTACAATCAGAATACAATTATCAAATGTGGTTCCTCTTAGAAAAGAAGAAGACCAAAAACTTATAGTTCCTTGAGTTTTTAGATTACCATAAAGCATCTCAAAATCCTCATCGGAAGGAAGTTGAAACATATATTTTACCATATTCTTATATGGTATTTCAAAAAGAGCACTTTTATCTTCGTGTCCTCCAGGAAGAAATCCAATTTCTCTAGTTTGAACTAGAGAACGAATGATATAAATTTTTTCATAAGGTGTTCTTTGATCAAGAACATCTCTTAGAGCATTATAAAGAACGATGAAGGTTTTACCAGTTCCTGCCGCACCATATGCAACTATATTTTTTCCTTCATCATAAGAATCAAAAAGTTTTGCTTGATTATCTGTGAGAGGATCAATATTCAAAAGTAAATCTGAATTGATTGGTTTTCTACGTTTCATCTGCTTAGCAGTTAATCCTACCCCAATTGGATTATCTTGCGTGGTTCTTCTTTTTCTTGCCATATAAAATTAAATAGGTTTTACTCTTGATCCTGGTGCTTTGGATGCTTTATGGAGAACATCATTCCATCCTGGGTTTTTCTTGATAAGTTTATCCCTCCACTCACCCACTTCTGCTGAAGATGGACAAGTAGAAGGATCAGACCAATCTCTATCCCAATCCGGATTATCTTTTTTCCATTGATCCCAATCGTGAACACTCATAGAGACTTCTTTTTGTTCACCTGTGACCTTATTAATAACTGGATAAGTTGCCAAATTAAACCTCCATAAAATATAAGGTTATTTATTCTAATGTTATACTGGGAGCATCATCACATTCAACACAATCAATACATTCATCCAAGTCTGGATTTCTTTTCAAGAAGTCTTGAAATTCTTCTTCTGTTAAAAGAATTTTAAAAACACAACCAGTTAAATGATCTTTTATGCAATATGATTTCATAAAAATTATGGAGATAGCCTTGCTTTATGTAGACGTTTTTCTTCGTAATACTTCCAGATATGAGGTGACCACTTTTCAAGATGAGGAACAAATTGTTCGCAAAGTGCTTGAATTTCTAGTTGGGCATCCATCTTTGCTCGCAAATCCATAATATGGAGGACAGAACGCAGATTAAAAGAAACCACAAAGTTCTGACGAATTGCTTGTGCAAGATAATCCCTAATGTGTTCTTCACACATTCCTCTTTCGTATTTTGAGGCATAACGCTTACAACCTTCGTAAATGAAATCTAGTTCATCCTGATAGTCGCCAAGTGTCCATTCATACTTCTTACCATAACGGTTGGTATAGAAACCAGGAGGACGAACATAGAATACATCTTCAGGATTAAGTTCTCCACTCGCAACTTTTACAACACGCTTACCAGTATAACGTTGGGACTGAACATCGAAGGAAACCCCAACACGGTGAGTTCGTGCCTGCATTGCTACGTTATGGACATATCCTGAAACGGAGAATGTGATGCCAGGATGCTCTAACGGTCCCCAGTGCCCCTTCTCGTTGCTCAGGAGACGTTCTACGACCCACTCACCACACTTGGAGGCATTTGGGATTTCCTGTTCGTGAATAGGAGTTTCTGAGTAATCACACTTCGCTGCCTGATAGATGACTTGCTCTGGAATAGCATAACACTGCAGAACTTCAACCTGCAGATTTTTATCGAATTCTAAAAGGTCTTTTGCTTTAATTGGTTTCATAAATTAATTACCGACTTTTTTCATTTCTGTATTACAGGTATTACAGTAGTAAGAATACCCACTTTTAAAAAATTTTACAACCTGATAATTGTCTTGATTAAGAAGAAGTTCCTGCTCACACCTCAAGCAGGTCCTCATTTTCTCCCCACAATTCTCGTTCTTTTTTTCTGAGTTTTTTAAGTTCTTTATAATGTTTTTTAATTTCTTGATAAGCATCTTCGGGACTCATTTTATCAGCAATTTCAAGACCTGCAATCAAAGCACATTTATCACCAAACCGGGCAAGTGCTCTTTCATATGGACTTAAATCTTCATACATTATTCTTCCTCCTCGTAATAATCTGGTTCGTAATCATAAAATGATGGGTTTTTAATTAGGTCTTCTAGACTAACTATATTTTTTTCTTCTGGTTCTTCAAGTTCAAGTTTTAATGATTGAACCAAAAGTTCCATATTTTTAATAATTAGTTTAACTTTTTCTCTGTTCATTGCGATATTCAATTTGGTATCATTCTACATAAAAAAAGAAGGAGTGTCAATCCTCCTTCTCATATTTAAACACCTTTTCAAACCATTCCATCAAGTGTATTCCATAGCAATGCCAATACTTTTGTCCACGATATGTTAAAAGATAGCAAGCAGGTTTTCTGTCGTCTGGATCTTTTTCGTGGTAGTAGTCTTCAATCACGCTACTTGGGGCTTTTTAGCCATATTTAGTTCGGCATTATGAAGTTTGACTTGTTTTTTATTTTTAGTTTTTAGGTATTGAACGAAAGCAATTTTCATAGGTCTGCTCCTTTACTTGTGGGTATAGGTGCGTTCCTTCGGTTTCCCTACTTCCGTCTCTATTTGCTATTTGCAAATAGCAGATGAACGATAGGAGTATCCTAACACTCCTATTCTAGTTAGTCAAGTAATATTGTATCTTTTGCTACAATTATCTTTCAATATAACTCAGGGTATGGTTCTGAGCATAGAGTTGTTCGATGATAATGTCACATCCAATCTTAGGGTTACAATCACCGCAAGTATAGACATCACACGCAGCCTTACCTTCTTCCGGCCAAGTATGAATACTAATATGACTTTCTGAGAGTAAGCACAATACCGTAACTCCTTGCGGGTCAAACTTTTTGTATACTGTTTCACACACAGTTGCCCCACTAGCAGACGCAGCGTTTTCTAGTAGGTCAATAAGAAAATGCTCATCGTTCAGGAGAACGAATGAGCATCCATACAAGTTAAGTAAGTAGTGCTTTCCCATTTATTATATTTGGTTTTCCTCTGCCTCTTTAATTAGTTTACTCACATAATTCTCCGTACCATCCATAGTTTTTACTGCAAACAGAGGAGATTTCATATATTTTTTTATTTTTTTATACTGTTTAAGTATTTTATTTACTTCATCATCATTTATGATTACTTTGATTTTTTCATCATTATTAAATCCTTTATTCATTTTTTCTTTTTCCCCTCAGATGCTTTATATCCCCAAAGTCTAGGATTTACTCTACCATATCCCCAATCAATTTTTTGAACTGATTCTGGACCAAATTTATCATAATACATATCAAAAATCTTCACTCTAGTTCCACGACATAAATCCATAAAGGTTTCATTATTTACTCTATAAATTACAATATATGCATCTGATGGAAGAGATGGATTTTTTATCTGTTGCAGAGTAGTTCTTTCAAAGAGTATTTCACATCCGTATTGAGAAGGAATTTCTTTCTTTTCTTCAGGTGTCCATTGTGCCATTTTTTTCTCCGCAACTTGGGTCATGAGCGACCTCCCCAACGAATATCAGGATATGCTTCTTTAACAATATCCCAACTTATCTTATATTTATCAGTAAGTTTTTTGTCTTTCACAAGACATACAAGTTCTGCTTCAAGAGGGTGAAGACCTTGAAGCATATTAATAAAAATAGTTTCTTTACGAATTTGAGAAAGAGTATTGCTTCCTCCTTTCACAAAAATATAAAAGTTTTTATATTCATTGCGAAGAGAAGTGTGCTGCTTATTCATAACCTCATCAGCTCCAGCATAAGCACCATTTGTAAGATTAGTATTTTTTGCCTTACTTTCAATTAGATCAGTAAGATTTCCACCAACAGATGATTGATCATTTGGATCAGCATAAGGAACTGGTCCTGGAGGAAGAACACTAATTACGGTTTCATCAAAATTCCAAATTAAAAGACTGACAAGAGCATCATTACGATAGTCTTTAAGAACTTCTACTTTTTTAGCATTACTTCTTTGCTTTGAAGCCAATTCTAAAATTTCATACTGAAATGGATTAGCTTGAAGTTTTTGAACTGGCTTTTCAGATTTTGTTTTTGTTGTAGTCATAATTTTTTTTAATGCAAATCATTTATGATAGATTTTTTATTTATCAGTCATCTTCAACCTCTTCTTCATCATCAAAATATCCTTCCTCAAATCTAACTGCTAAAACTTCATCTGGAACTATATTTCCATTGTCATCAAAAAATTCTGGGTGTATATTACGAATACCGTAAATTCTTTCAAATTGATATTGTTTAAATATCCATCCTCCAATTAATCCAATAAAAAGAAACATTACACAAAACAAAGTCGTGAATGTTAGGATAATTGATAGTTCCATTGGTTTCTCCCGAGAGTTATTTTTTCTTCATGTCAAAAAAGAAGTCAAGTTGAAAATGCAGCTCTCGTTGAAAGAGAGACAGCATCTTACCAAAACTGAATTTGAAAGTTTTTGGATTTGATGTTTTCTCCCTCCCACTATTATTTCTTAACATTAACTCAATCCCCCGATTAATCTGGAGATCAGAGTTATTTAGTTTGCTTTTTTCTTCTTCCTTTTCTCTTGTCATGATTATATTTTTCAGCATCTTCTAAAATGCCTTGCAAATAGTTTTTGATTTTTCTTGCCTGAGGTTTAGACAAATGACCATATGCCTCACGAAGTTGTTTGTGCTCATTGTC